AGCCTTGATAAACTCGAGGTTATCATCCTTCAGAGGCTTACTGGTAAGGAGGTCATCAAGATAATCGTTGTACGAATTGAACAGATAACTGTTCTTCTTAATCACATCAGAAACAATAATATCATCAAGAATCGAAGAATAGTTTGTACTCCCGTTGTTGATAATGTTGTTATTCTTGTTGTTACCAGCATAAAATTTATAAGTCTTTGTCATAATTCAGCCTTTCTTTTAAACGTTAATACTTGTCGTCCGACAAATTAACATTCGATCAGATTATTAAACATCAAGTCGTTCTCGAACTCAAGGATACATGGTTTACCAGCATCCCTGTTTTTCAGCATGTGTAAATACACCTTATTTGCTGTAGGTAGATGATTTGGTCCGTATTCTTGAATATTCAATATTTCTGGTCTATGTATAACAAGTACATAATCACTTCCTTGAAATATCGAGTCGGATGACGATATGTCACTCCTCATAGGGTAGTGTGACATTGGATTGTTTATCCGTTCTGAAGATTCGATATTTCTATTCATCTGCGCAATCTGTATAACAGACGTCAAAGGCAACTTCTTGACTTGTATAAAAACTCTTTCGAGTTCACTAATTGTTTCTAGTACAGAACCAACTTGTTTAGTCAATAAAGCATGATCGTATATTACAACGAAATGCTTGTTTGTACCTCTGATATGAGAGTCATAGAAATTTCTTATAATTTGTTCTACCTGCATGGGAGTACATGGTGTATCTACAAAGTAGATAGGGTACTCCTTTAGCTTGTTGGATACCGCAACGACTTTTCTGAAGGTCTCGTCGTCCAGGTCCGTTTCCGCACTATACAGAGTCGAAGTCGTTTTCCTAAGTTTATTAGAAAGCGTCCTTCCAACTTGCCTAAATCCAACCATTTCTAAGGAGAAAGATAAAACAACTATATCTTCATCTGGATTCAAATCAATTATATCGCTTTGGATTAGATTAACCATTGAGCTCTTTCCTGAGCCGGAAATACCAGCTATGGTATAAACGGTATTGGGTTCAATACCTCCCATACATTGCTTATTAAACTTCTTCCATCTAGTTTTTAAGGACACTATGTTATGTTCTCTTCGTCCAGCAATGTAGTTAATAGCTTCTTGGGCTACTACAGACATTGGCCTAACTATGCTAGATAAGTTCTGTTCCATAAGAATTTACTGGTTTAGCGTTATCATTCATCTCATCTTCTACTGCTTCCCATTGACTTCTAGTCAACCAGTTCCACATTGTCATCATGTAACTAAGGCTTCCTTCACGCATTCTCTTAGAGATTTCGTAATCTAGGCACTTAATTATATGTTCTGCCATTGCTGAACTTCTTCCGCATTTAGTATCGAAGAAATGACGGCATTTGTTTACGTTTGCACGTAGATAACTTTTACTTCCGTCAGATCGAACAACATATACAGGATACATATCGTAGAATAAATCAAAGTAATTCTTCTTCGGTGTAATAGCCTCTTTGAGACTATCTGTAGGCTGATATATTATCGAACCATCTCTCTCTATCGAGGTGATTAGTTGCTGTTCGATTAAGTATTGTATTTCGTCGTCGCTTATAAGGCTGACAATATCGCGGACGTCTTGATAGTTTTGTTGATTCTTATCCAATACAATACTTAGAAATAATAATTGATTTGCGTTTATATTTGGATCAACTTTTAACAGTTGAGTATTTACTTCAATAATCATACTTCATTGACTCTGCGGTTCTAAAAGTGGTTACTAAAATAATTCCAGTTGTTGGTTAACAAAGTCAGCAATTATCTTGTTGGCTTCGCTAATATAGTAACGATAGTTAATCTTACGATCTTCTATCGGAGTATCATCAAACTTGTTCAGGATTGTTACTCCTGACTTTTTGAGCATATGTTCTAATGAACCGTTTTCATCCTGTTTGAATAAATAATGTCCATTAATTGACGCATAAAATCTATTGATACGTTGTACTTGTGTATCCCCATGTACAACTTTGAATTTCTTGTCTACGTTTTGTGTCATTAAGAAATCCCGGATGTCTTTGTCCTTCTCAATAAATTCTGACACTGGTTGTTTGGTCAAGAAATAATTTATTACAGCCTTTGGTATTACTACCGGTGCTAGTCCTTTACCAAGTTTTGTATCTGTAATAAACATTCCTTTCTTTTCTATCAGTTTTGGGTTGTGTGTTTCCGAATAACCCTTTATGACACCAAAGTAGTCATTTATAGCGTACTGATAGAACGCTTCATACTCATCATCTTCAAACGTAAGTCGTGTTATAGATTCTACTTCACGAGTAGCTTCCTGAATTCTACTACGTAAAGCTTTTTTAGCTCTATAAACTACACCATCTGTATTCACTTGTATTATCTCACACCCAAGCTCCAACAGTCGATCCACCATCATCAGCAGTATTAACTGTCCATTGATGCGTATTTTAAATACGTTAAACGGATCGTACATCCAACTTACCTCCTGCTGCATTTTCCCAGTAGGAGAGTTAAGCACAATCTTAAGAAACAGGTTCTTAACCGTTTGACCAGTATGTTTTGCTTCCAACCTTTCTTCTTTCAGTCCAGCAAATAGGTCACAAAATATTTCTCCACACTGTCGAGGACCCCATTTATACTCTATTAATAGAGATGGATACATGGACGCCACATCCGCGTGTCCTATGAACTCGTCTTCAGCCGGAAGGAATATTTTAGGTGTATGTATAGAATGGATACCACCTACACCTATAGAATATACCACATTCGAGAGAACAAACTTCTTCTCGTAGCCTTTGCGTTCTTTGGAGTATACTATCTGTTTTTTCATATCCTCAAGAACGTCTTGTAACTTTGGATTTTTATATTTTATAAATGGCAGTATAACATCCTTTAATGGAATATAATCCATTGGGGAACGCATTTCCTTTATTACATTTTTAGGAATACCTGACTTCTCTGAATATTTTTCGAGTAGAAAGGTCTCTGCCATTTTAACACTGTCCATAGATAGACAATCTATACCGTGCTCTTTTTCTATAAACAAACGTAGCTCTACTTGGTCTTTCAACCGGTTTAGTAACTCAGTAGTAGATTCTACATCGTTTATATTATATGCAATCATTTTGTCAATTTCTGTTACTGGTAGAGGCTGGTCAAAGTCTCCATCATATTCTTGCACATTTTTGTAGTGCATTGTTACCTGCATGGTTTTTAAGCCTACACGCAACTTTTGACTGAATTGCATTGTGAGTAAGTCCATCGAGTGAAAGTAATGTGCATACTTCCATCTCTTGAGCTTATCTCGACTTCCGTCTTCATCTTCTACTATCGTGCATGAAAGATTAAAAAGAGACTGACAGATCCTCCAATAAGGCAGACCTGTCAGTATACGTTGATAATCTATAATGTAATTCATTACAACATCATCGTAATGATGATTATTGTAACCGCAAAACAACGTTTTTGGTTGTCTGAAGAAGTTAATCATCTCCTCTAACGTATTTTTGCGTTCAGAAATTTCAAATTTATAGATATTACCAGTCTCTGTATCTTTACAACAACAGTGAAAACAATTCGGGAAGATTTCGATGTCATATACGACAACTACTTCTTCTCTTATTAACATGACTCTTAGGTTCTTTGGTTAATATTAGCGCTCCGTAAAACGTCGCAAAACTTCTGGAGCTGTGATTATCACGTATCTGCATACACTGTCCGTGTTCAAGTTTATGTGCACAGTAGATTCGTAGCGGGTGAAGGGAGAAACGACCTCCCAATACAGTAGGTACCATTGCGTGATCCTTTCTGTAGTACGTTACACTATCCCTAGTGCTCCACCCTTATATCTGATTAAGCAGCTTTTGGCAAGATTATCCTGCCTCTTTGCTTCTTATGGTCTTTCAGATTAGTACACACAAGACGTTTATTCTTCTTGTGTTCATCGTTGGTAATTTTCTGAGCCTTTTTCAATAGCTTAGAATTCTTCGGGTCTAGTTTATTAACTTTATGACCTTCACCGTTGATGTCTTTTATCTCTGCTACAGGCTTTTCTTCGAATTTATTTTCCGACTTTTTATATCTGCCTGTCAAAGATAGTTTGTCATATACTGAGACAACGAAGTCTCGAATACGTTCTAGAGCTAAGTCTCGCTCTCGCTCCCACGGAAGAAGATATTCTTTTTCGAATATATCTTTCGTGTCACCATCCGTCTTTACTGGGCACGGATGCTTCTTTACCCATTTCTTAAGCTTATCTTGAGCATATGCTTCCATAAACTCTTGTTTATTAAGCTTCTTGATAGTATAGTCTGGATATTCAGACTTATATCGTACTTTCACAACACGCTGTTTAACTCCGTCTGGCCAATATATTGTTTGCCATACTTTCTTTGCGTGTCGTAAACGTTTTAACTGAGGATACTTTTTATGTTCCCATTCACCACTGCCGTCTTCATAGATTACATAACCCTTAGGCAAGTCTGCTTTCTTGATTGTGCAATTATTAACGGTATATTTCCTATCTCTGGATGCAATGAAAGCTACTTTTCTTCGCTGTACACTGCGGCGTATTGTCTTCTTCATTATGCAGC